GTGATAGTAAAACGCAGAAGTGCAGTTGAATCATGGGGTGTTTATCATGCTTCATTGCCTAGTGCCGCTTATTATTTAATTTTGAATTCAACTGCGGCTCAAGATGGAACAGGTGGGACTATTTGGAATAGCACCGCACCCTCGTCTACTGTTATCACCCTTGGAACAAGTACATATTCAAACGCAAACACATCTACCTATGTCGCCTACTGTTTTGCAGAAGTCGCAGGCTATTCCAAGTTTGGTAGATACACAGGCAACGGCTCTGCTGATGGGCCTTTTGTGTTTTGCGGATTTAGACCAAGGTTTATTTTGTTCAAAAGTAGCACCTATGTGGGTTCTTTTTGGAACATATTAGACACTTCCAGAGATACCTACAATGTGGCGCAAGAAAGGCTATATCCAAATAGTAGTGCCGCCTCACAAAATACCTCTGTAGTTGATATTTTGTCGAATGGCTTCAAGGCAAGAAGTGCAAATTCAGACTTTAATCAAAGTGGCGAAACATACATTTTTGCCGCATTTGCCGAAAACCCACTCAAGAACTCTTTAGCGAGGTAACTCATGTTTTTACTCAACGGATCACCACTCCCTCTCGACACACCATTCACCATTGATGGCACAAGCTATCCAGCCAATTGGTTGCGCCTGACTTCCATTGAGGAAAAGAATGCTGTCGGCATCACAGAGGTGGAAGACCAAACAACTCAGTACGATGATCGCTTCTATTGGGGTGTAGACAATCCAAAGCAATTGGATGACATCACAGTTACACCAGAAAATGGTGAGCCATACGTTCAGCGTGGTCTGAAACATAACTGGATTGCACAGGTCAAGGACACGGCTGGCAAGCTGTTGGCTCAAACTGACTGGATGGTGATTCGCAAGGCAGAGCGTGATGTCGCTATTCCTGCGGCTACCGTTACCTACAGGGCGGCTGTGGTTGCTGAAGCCAATCGGCTTGAGACTGCCATCAATGCTTGTTCTGATGTTCCTGCTTTGATTGCTGTTGTTTCTGCACAAGGGTGGCCTGTAAATGAGTGAAGAACTTATTACTAAAACAGAAGCAAGGCTCAATAGCCACGAGCAAGTATGTGCTGAACGCTATGCTTCCATAGCTACACATTTAGATGCAGGGAATGCACGTATGACTAAGATTGAATACTTGCTGTATGGTGTCATGTTGTGTGTTCTTCTAGGGCCGGGTCAAGCAGCAGAGTTCTTTAAGCGTTTGTTTGGAGGCTAACATATTCCACTTAGCATTCTCCTCGCTGCCAATGCTTGTGTTGCTGCCATCAAGGAAGGATGTGAGCTATACAAGACTGTCAAGGAATCCTTTGTTGAAGCCAAGGAAACCTATGACGAAGCAGCAGCCATTGTCACCGAAGTTGGGGGCTTTCTTGCCCCTCTCTTAGCCCTCTTTAAGGGCAAACCAAAGCCTGTTGTACAAGCCAAAGTTAAGAAGAAAACAAAGAAGGAGCATGTACAAGAAACACAGGTGATGGCTGATGTTGTGAAACATCTGACAGAATTCTTTAGACTACAAGAAGAGCTTGCAGAGAAGATAAGAAGAGAAGAAGCACAGAGCAGGAATGTCTATGACCCACAGCAGAATGTCATGGAGGCTGCTCTAAACAGGGTGATGGCCTTAGACCAGATGGCTGCTCTGGAGGTAACCATAAGAGAGACAATGGTATATCAAGCCCCTCCTGAGATGGGAGCTTTATATTCTAAAGTGTTTGAGATGCGAGATGTTATTCGTGTTGAACAAGAGGAGGCAAGACTATCCCAAGAAGCTAAAGAAAGATATATCAAATGGCAACAAAGGCAAGCGGAGCAAGAGGTAGAAATACTAATAGCAATAACAGTGGGAGTGGGAATAGTAGCTGGATACCTCCACCTGTGGTTCCTGTACCTCAGCAAGTAGAAAAAGATTTGGGCTTCAAATATTTAGGGTGGTTAGCAGCTTGTGTCTTGGTGGCAATATTGCTTCCTCTTACAGGACTTCTTTATTCTAAGTTGTATGAAACACAAATTGAAATAAAGCACCACATCAATGAGCTTGATAGACTTAAACATGACATTGAAAAGATAAAGGAAAAACATGACAAAGACTCTTGAAAAGAATTCCCAATTTAATCAGTTTGATTCTGATGGAGACGGTGTAGTTACTGATGAGGAATTGAATCGTTCAGAACGAATGATGATGCTTGAGAATATGGACAAGCTTGCTGACCAGCAACGTATTATGTCTTGGTTTGCTTTGGCACTTCCTCCTGCTGTCATTTGTTTTCTTGCTTCAGCCTTAGTAACATTAGAAAAAGTAAATGCATTGAATGGTTTAGCAACTACATATTGTGCTGCTATGGGTACTATTGTTGTAGCATTCATGGCTGCTAATGCTTATACACGTGGAAAGATGCATGAATGAAAGCGTTATTAGCATGTGTCCTTATCCTTGTTGCATTAGGTGGTGCTTATTGGAAAGGCACATATGACAAGGGTTTAGCTGTTGCTGTAGAAGTGGCAGAAGCTAATGAACAAGCAAGACAAGTAGAAACACAAATGGCTGTTGTAGCAACAACTTATGCAACAACCTTAAGGAAGAACGAAACAAATGCTCAAAAGAAAATATCTGATCTTCGTACTGCTGTTGCCTCTGGTGAGCGCAAGCTGTTCATTCCTACCGAAGCCCCCAACTGTGGTGTACAAACCACCACAGATGCCTCCCCTGCCAGTGGAAGTGACACAGGAGAAGCACGAGCCGAACTTGACAGAAAGGTTGCTGATTCTCTTATCGCCTTAACAGCAGAAGGAGACACAGCAATTCGTAAGCTCAATATTTGCATTGAACAATATAACACAATTAAGGACAAACTAAATGACTCAGCTATCCGCTAACTTTTCCCTGCATGAACTGTCCAAGAGTGAGACAGCTTTGCGTATGGGCTTTGATAACACCCCTACCAAGGAAGCAGAAGCTCACCTGAAGCTTTTGTGTGACAACATCCTCCAACCTGTACGTGACCATTACAAGAAGGGCGTTAAGGTGAACAGTGCCTATCGTAGCCCAGAAAGTAATGCAGCAGTAGGAGGCTCAAAAACCTCAGACCATTGCAAGGGCATGGCAGCAGACATTGAGATTCCCGGAGTGCCTAATGCTGAGCTGGCTGAATATATCAAAGCCAACCATAAGTTCACTCAGCTCATCCTTGAGTTCTATACACCCGGCATTCCTGACTCAGGATGGGTGCATGTGTCATATGATCCTGACAACTTGAAGTGTCAATGCCTCACTGCTGTAAAAGAGAATGGTAAAACTGTGTATAAACCCGGACTAATTGCTTAAGGACATATATGAAACAGACAAAGAAACAAACAGCCAAGATTGGCAAGGTGATGCATGAGTACAAAACTGGTACTTTGCACTCAGGCAAGGGTGGCAAGGTGGTGACATCTCCCAAGCAAGCTGTAGCCATTGCCATGAGTGAGGCAAAGATGCCCATGAGAGGCCAGAGAACAGCCAAGAACAAGGCTAAAAAGGCATGAAGGGGAAGAGTACAGTGAACTCCGCTGGAGTGTATACAAAGCCTTCTATGCGTAAAGCCTTGTTTAACAAAATTAAGGCTGGCAGCAAGGGAGGCGATGCTGGTGAATGGAGTGCTCGTAAGGCTCAGCTCTTGGCTAATGAATACAAGAAGGCTGGTGGAGGCTACAAATGAAGAAGCCTCAGCAAAGCCTCAAAGACTGGACAGCACAGAAGTGGACAACCAGTGATGGCTCTCCCTCCAAAGGAAAGAAGAGGTATCTACCAGAAGCTGCTTGGAAGGCTCTAAGCCCTGCTGAGAAGGCTGCAACAAACAAAGCCAAGGCTACTGGTAATGCTAAGGGGAAACAGTTTGTAGCTCAGCCTAAGAAGGTGGCTCAGAAAGTAAAGGGATATAGATGAAAGACAGTAGACTTGAAAGGGCTGGTGTAGCTGGATTTAACAAGCCAAAGCGTACTCCTAGTCATCCAACCAAAAGCCATGTTGTTGTAGCCAAAGAAGGCGATAAGGTTAAAACCATCCGCTTTGGGCAACAAGGAGTGTCAGGAAGCCCCAAGAAAGAAGGGGAATCTGAAGCTTATAGGAATAGACGAGAGAGCTTCAAAGCCCGTCATGCTGGTAACATAGCCAAAGGTAAAATG